AATATAAATGAAGAATATAACACAACTGTTGGTTGGGTTAATGACTTTGGAAAAGATTTAGAAAAAAATGCCGACTTTCTTAGTAACTTGAAGTCTATTTTTAAAAGTAGAAGCGAAACATTTTCTACAATAGATGAAAAAATGGCTGATATAAAAACTAGAGTTGGCTTTGATCTTATAAAAGATGTTGATAATAGTCACAGAATAAAAACATCTTCTGCAAAAAAAGAGGCATCTGGGTGTGGCTCAGAGAAAGATGGTGGCGACAAGTGTGGCCCTTGCAGCTCAGGCGGCTCATGTGGTGGTCCGAATAATGACCATGGAGTAGAAAGAAAGGGGAAGGTGGATAGCATTGTAGAGCTTTTAAAGTATATACAAGATACGATAAAAAACGAACCACATTTAGACGAACCTGTTATTTTAGATCGATGTAGAAAAGAAAAAAGCTATGGCCTTGAAAATATAAATGATATGTCTAAATTAAAAAAGTTTATATCAAATGCAGTATCAACTGGTGAGCCGATGTCTATAAAGCTAGAATATATTCCTCAAGAGCCTATAACTTCTTCTGAATCGATGTTTGACGATACTGCAGATTATTATGAACACGGACTTGTAGGCTCAGAGTAACGATGGAAAATGAAATCTTCTCAAAAAGAAAGGCAAATATTTGAATCATTAAAGTTAGATTTTCTAAACTTTGATCCGCCTAATTTTGTTCAAAACAACCTAACGTTAGATGGTTCCACATTTCAAATAAAAGGAAATGGATGGAGCTTTATGTCTGATATATATAGATATATCGCCCTGCAAGCTACAAAGAGAAATGGAAAGCCTGTGGTAATAAAGAAGGGTCGACAGGTTGGCGCAACAGTCATGGCTGGAGCTCTAGATCTTTATTTTACTAACAGCGGGATGTTTAGGTCCCCAGGGCCAAGGGTGTTGCATTTATTTCCAGCCCTAGCTCAGGTCAAAAAGTTTTCTCAAGACAAACTTGAGGGTCTGATCAGAACTGCAAAAAATGACTCAATAAATAAAAACAAGCTAAAAACCCCAAATGCTGTAGACAACCTAACAATGAAACAGTTTAATGACGGAACGCTATGGATAGACAGCCTGGGAACTGATGGAGACAGGATAAGAGGTATGTCTGTGGATATAGCCTTCTTTGATGAGGTTCAGGATATGATGGGGCATGCTATTGGAAATGCAACAAAAACATTAACTGCAGCAAAGTATGGGCCAATTGGACAAGGCGTTCAGGTTTATTTTGGAACGCCAAAGGAAAGGGGTAGTTATTTTTCCAAACTTTGGGAAATTTCAGATCAGAGGTATTATCATCTGGGTTGTAAAAACTGCAAAGAAACTTATCCATTTTACCTACCAGATGATAACAGGTGGATGGATATATGGGTAGAGGGCTACACGATAAAGTGTCCACTCTGTGGTCATGAGCAGCACAAGGTTGACTCAATAGAGCTTGGGAAGTGGGTTCCCTCCAAACCATCAGAGAGCGCAAAAATGACCGGATTTCATGTAAATCAGTTATATATTCCATATTTTTCTAAAGAAAATATATTAAACTTAATGCCAGAAAACAACCCTTCTCAAACAGAGAGGATATGGCAAAATGAAGTTGTCGGAGAGTTTTATTCTGGTTATGATGTTCCTATAACAAAGGAAGAGATATACAATAAGTGTAGGGATGCGGATAGGTTCTTTTCTAAGAGGATAAACCCAAGGGATAAGGTTACATATCTTGGTGTCGACTGGGGAGGGAAGACAGATAGCAAAACAGATTTGGGCGGACAGTCTTTTTCTTGCGCTGTAATATTGTCAGTGGGAAATGATGGGGAGCTGCTTATTGAGCACGCGCACAAATTAACTAAAAAAGACTTTAGCTATAAGAAAGAAACTATGCGTGAACTGTATAGAAGGTTTGGAGTCAGCAGGGGAGTATCTGACTGGTTCTTTGGTCAGGACGTTGTTCATGATTTGCAACTTGAGTTCGGAGAAAGATTTTTGGGAGCCCAAGGAAGTGGAAGTCTGATAAAGCCAATTAAATATAGAGAGGATGAGCAAATTATATCGTATAATAAAGACCTAATGGTAGAGGAGATTTTCGATATGATGAAAAAAGGGAAGATAAGGTTTCCATGGAAGAGCTATGAATATATAGAGTGGCTTATAGATCACTGTGTATCTATGGATGCTAAAATAAGGATATCGGGTGGCCAGCCAATCAAGACCTATACAAAAGGGTCTGTCCCAAATGATGGATTGATGGCGCTTATGTACGCATATATGGCTTATAAATTTGACTTAACAAAAGGCTTTTCAATAAGGCCAGGCATGAATACACAGTCTCAATACCCGATAGGTACTTTGGCTCATGCGCCAAAGATTAGATAAGGAGTTGAAATGAGTAGAAGAGTTTCTAGACCAAGCAATATAAATAAAGTGTCAAAGGCTGCCAGCGAAAGTGTTTCTGATATGAGAAGATCTGCAATATCTGATGCTTTAGAGAAATCAAATTATGGCTCAGCTACCACTGATCTATCCAAGGCCGCAATAGCTCACAGCCCAAATTTTGCAAAGAGGGGCTCTATAGTCTCTCCAATGACCGGCCCCTCATCTTCTCAGACTACCGAAAGAATGGCCCCAGACATATACTCTCCATTGTTTCAGCTGGCGAACCTAAACCTTCCGAGAGACCGTGTGACTATGAATGCGTGGAATAGGATATTCTACGATACGCATCCAATTGTCAGAAACGCCGTAAATCTTCATGCGTCTTTTCCCATCAGCAAGATAAATATATCATGCAAAAGCAAAAAAGTTCAAAGATTCTTTCAGGAAATGTCGGAAAAGATAGACCTATATTCAATAGTGTATGGTGTTGCGTTGGAATTTTGGAAAATGGGCGAAGCTTTTCCATATGCAGAGCTGGATAAGTCATCTGGCGTATGGAAGCGGGTTACGATTTTAAACCCAGATTATGTTCATGTTAAGAAGTCTGTCATAGGGGATGATCACTTGATATCCCTAAGGCCAGATGCGGGACTTAAGAGGATAATAAACTCCACATCTCCTGCAGATATGGCCATGAGGAAGAGGATTCCTGGGCATATTATTGATTTCGTCAGAAAGGGGCAGAACATACCTCTTGATAATTTTAACGCCTCTCATTTAAAGCTTCTGAGCTCTCCATATGATATACGTGGAACATCTGTCATTGTATCTGTATACAAAGATTTGATGTTATATGACAAACTAAGGGAGTCTAAGTTTGCTCAGGCAGATGGAATGATAAACCCAATGACATTGGTAAAGCTTGGCGCTGATGGCGACTACAGGCCATCTCAGGCCGACCTTGAGTCTTTCAAAAATATACTTGAAGAGGCTCAGTACGATAAAGACTTTAAGCTAGTTACTCACGCCGGGGTCACCATAGAGAGGGTCGGCTATGGCGGCGGTGTGATGGACATATCTAGTGATGTAACTCATATTACGGAAAATTTATATGCCGGGTTAATGGTGCCTAAAGCCCTAATGGATCAGGAGGGGGCAACATATGCCAGCTCTTCGGTAGGTCTTGAGGTATTGAGACAAAGATATGATATATTTAGAAATATGATAAAAAAATGGCTGGAGATAAAGATATTCGCCCCAATATGTGAAATTCAAGATTTTTTCGAATATGAGGATGGGGAAAAAAGGCTTCAGGTCCCATCTATTGACTTTAATCATATGAATTTATACGATATGGCCGATTACGTCCAGAACCTGTCAACCTTTGTTGGTAATAAGCAAGTGTCAATGCAGACCGTATGTCGAAGCCTTGGGCTTAGCTATGAAGAGGAGCAAAAAAGATTGAGGGAGGAGGCTATTGATTTTGCAATTATGTCTAAAGAGCAGGCAATATTGCAGGGAATGAGACTTTCCGAGCTGATGACATTGGATCCGGAGAAGGCAATACCAGAGCCGTTGGGCGAGACTCCTGACGGGGGTGGCGAAGGCGGGATGCCGGAACCAGGTGGAATCCCGGGAGTTCCTCCCGACATGGGAGGGGGACCTCCAGAAGGTGGAGGCCCAGGGGGCCCGATCTGATATAACATGGTAATAAATTAATTAATTATATAGTGTATTTTTTATAGGTTTGTTATATGAGTAACTTTAATTTACAGTCTTTTGCAGATAGATCAGAGCAGGGTAGCTCCGATGCAGGCACAGGTGTTGGTGAAGCCACCCATGATGTCACTCCTCCTTCGGAATCAGAAAATAATAAGTCATCGCCAGAAGAAGGCACGGCGGCGGCGGCTAGAGTTGCCGTAGGGTTTGCTTTAACTGCAATTAAACAGGGTAACAGCAGTAGATGGACGATGTCAGGCAGTGGGCTCGCTGACCCACTCACATATATGATGCCGAGCAGCGTATCTAGCCGGGCCAAGGCTTCCGCCGGTTCCACAGAGAGTAGGGGTGACGGAGTAATCAAATTTTTAACAACACTATTAGGAGAAGCTGAGTCTGTTAATAAGAAGTTTAATCCTTTATTTGATTTGGTTAAGTCAATGGGTGATGATAAAAATGCAAAAAAACTTTTAGTAGCTCCACCTGCCAAATGGATTGAGGAGATTCTATCTGGATGGGAGCTTGTCCATGATTACAAATCTTGGTATGGGGAAGAATCCGTATATGATTTCGTAGCAGGAAGAAGTGACAGCCTTTTGGATAAGTTTAAGGATTCATGGTCTAATATAAACAGGTTTAGAGAAACAGATCTGTTTGATGATATATTTGATCTGTTTTCACAATCAAGAGGTTCTCTTGATACTGGGCGCTCCAATGTTGAAGACTTCTTGCAAAGCATTCTGCTATGGAGGGCGGTCCTTCGCGCCATGAAAATGGTTATAGATGGCTCAATTGTTGTCAAAACAGAAGAACCTGTTGCTACGAATAAGGACCCCGAAGAGAAGCTGGAGGAGCTGAGGATGTCAAATTTGAACATTCAGTTGTCATCAGTAAGGTCTGCAAATAATGCGGCATCCGTAGATAGAGCTACTAAAAATATAATGATCGACAGGAGTAGGCTTTCCTCTGGAGAACAGGTAATCCTCGTATTCTACTTCGACGGACCAGATTCTAAAAAACTTTCAAAATCGGATAAAGATTATGCTATGTCAGTTCTGATGGAATATATAGACATTGCAGACTACCTGGATGGATATAAGATTGGAGAGGTGATTGGATTAGAACATATAGATAAAAAGACAAAACTATATTTAGAATTAGACAGAACTCTTTTAAAAGACCTTATTGAGAAATTTGATGATATTTATGAGCTTTTTAAAATAAAGTATAGAGAGGGCTATTTAAAAGTTGAGGCATGCAATTTGGATCTATATAATAAAATAAAAAAGATTGCCAACTCTACTACCACCTCCTACTACACTGTAACAACGCCTTCTGGCAAGAAGACCGATCTAAGTATTGCGGATATAGTTATGGGCAGAGGCTACTCCTCGGGCCTGGGAAATAAATTTAAGGCAAAATCATTGTCTAAAAAAGTTTTGAAAAAAAATAAAAAATAATTGGCAGTTTATTGTTATGAAAAAAAAATCTTATAGTTCTAAAGAACAAGTTATCAGTATTAAACCGATATCAAATACGCCGGTGCCATCATCGCCAGAGGGTCTCACCGAGGAGGGCGCAGGTTCTGCAACTGACAGTGCCGGAAGATCCGGATTTGGGATGACTTTTCAGCAAAGCGCTGTAGATATAGACGGAGTCCTTCCATATGATGTAACTGGAGTATATGATGATTTTAAAATAAAGCCACCGGTTGATAACCTAGACGCACTAGTAGAGCTCCTGCTTAGCCTGGGAGACACAATGGACAAGGAAAATAGAAGTCTTGCAGACTTTTCAGATTTTTTACTAACAAAGTACGCAGAACAGCGTGATGCAGATGTAACCAGAATGTTTAATGACGTTATAATTAAAATTAAAGATTCGGATTCTTTTAATAAAGATGACATTATAATTAAAATTACAAAAAGATATAGCAGATATATAAAGAATTATTTTAATAAATTTAATGATTTGTATAAATCAAAACAATTTGCTTATAACAAAATACTAAATGAAATAGGTAGTGATTTTTAAAAATGATAAATAAAAAATCATATATATTAGAATCAGACCCAAAGTATGTTGCAGAGCAAATACATGGCATTGTAAAGATAATGGTAATGAGAATGCCCATGGATAGGAGGGCGCCTTCTTTTCAGAATATAAAGGGAAGGCTTGATGACTTTAATACAACAGAAATAGGGTCTAAAAAAACCCCAGGTGGTGCGTCAATAGGCGTTAGTATAGGGCTTATAAAAAATATTTTAAATGGAAGAGATCCGTTTTTTATAAGATTGGTCTTAGATGAATTATCTAATATATTGTAGGGTTTGTTATGGATAGAATAAATAGAATTGTTTTAATAAAAGATATGTATTGTGAGATAAAAAAAGAATCCAGCGCAAGTATGTATGATTTTTACGAACCAAGAAGTGGTGGCGCTAATCACAAGCAATATGCTTTTAGATATCATGAAGGTAGAGATGAGTTTGAAGTTATGGAAACCCCGGGGTGTGAAAACATCGGAAGTCTTTATCAAAGTGGTTCTAATGTATACAATTCTTTAATGCTAGTTAGAGAGCACTGGTATAAATTTCCCTTTAGTGGCGGCTCTTGTACTCCAAGCTCTCAGGCGTACCCCATATCTGGAGAACAGGTAGATGTTGTGCCTAATTCTAAGGGCACGCCTGTTCCACAGGATGCGTCTCATCTGAGCCCAGATGAGCTTCTTCAACTCTCGCCAGATGAGATGCTTGGGTCTGCAAAGCCGACGAGCCGCGTGCAAGAGCTGTTCCCATCTGGAGCGATTAGAAATAGGCTGCAGAATATAAGACATTCTGATTCAGATTTTGCAAGCGTTGAGACCGTTAGGCCGTCTGGAGGCCAGCTTGCTGAGTTTTCGGGGGGGAACTGGAGATATCATCAGCCAAGCCTTGGAGAGATGAAGTGGTTTATAGAAAATGGAGTCACAGACTTTATAAGGCTCAGTGGAGATGGCTCTGGAGATATTATAAAGGATCCTCAAGTGGGCGTCAATATAACGATAGCTGTTCAAAAAAGGTTTGTAGAAGGGCTTGGGGCCAAGCTTCACAGGCCTAGCGCTCATAGCGGCTATAGGTTTGGTCAAGGATACACTGGGTCTATAAAGCGCTGCAACCCCATATTATCTGGTGGGAACTGCCTTGTTCATTGTCGGTGGGGAGCGGATAGAACTGGATATATTGTGGCTGCATTTTTAAAAGAATCTGGAGCTATGACAGATTTGGAAGAATTATGGAACTATACGATTGGTTTTAACAGATGGGAGAGTAAGGTCTGCAGAAATGCATCAAATCTTGGATATTCTAAATATTTAGATGGCTTTTACCCATTAGATCAGTTTTGTAAGCGACATAGTGATTGCGATGTTTGTGATAAGCTAGAACAATTAAGATAATTACTAATAGATTTAGTATAGTTTGAATATTATATATAAAATGGGTTTTAAATGAAAAAAATATCTTGGCCATACTTCGAGACAGAAGAGGAGCAAAAAGCAAACTTAGGCTCTATGTCGGAGCCTGATGATTCTGATATGAGCATTGATATGTATTCTAATGTTTATGATACGATGGTTCCAGATAAGTCGGTAATGGAGGAGGGGCAGGAACCCTCCTATGGGTATGGCGAAGGAATGTTCAGTCCGGTTGCAGATAAGGACTATGATGACGTATATTTAATATCTAATGCGTCAAGATCCTACAAGATGCTAGACAGGCTCAAAGAGGGGGCGTCTATTTTAGACATAGAGTCATCACACAATGACTCAGAACTTTTATCCAAATCGGGATTTAATGTTGTATCCATATGTCAAGACAAAAAAAGGATTGCTCAAAGTACGGATTATGAATTAATAAAAGACGATGCTAGATATTATAATTTTTCTAGAAAGTTTGATGCTTTCAGATGCCTAAAGATACTTAAGAGTGATATGGATTATGAAATTCTTATTAAAAATATATATAATCACTTGAGGCCGAGATCTTTTGGAGTTATAAGAACCTCTAACTTAGATTTAAAAATTTTAAAATTATTGAAAAATAATAATTTTAAAATAAATAAAATATCAAAATTTAAGAATGCGGGTTCGATATTTTCCGACATCTTTGTTGAGAAAAATGATTTAGATAAATTCGCAAATATAGAAATTTATTCAATAAATGACAAGAACTTATGCCCAGTCACCGGAGGCTCAGTTGAAGATAACTATATATCCGCTATGTTCTTTGGAAGCGATTTTAACTTCAGCTCTGCAGAGTCGTTGAAAGAGTTTGAAAAAGATCCATTTAAATACATAGAACCTATTGCGAAATTTTCATGTGATGTAGCCAAGACGTTTTATGAAAAAGTTGCTGGATTGCAGGTATATCCATCTCTAAACTCCGAGGCCGGGCTTGTATTCGAGTATGAAGAACCACAGGATGTTTTGTATCATATGGGCACTGTTCCATACTCGATTGATATAATCTTTATAGATAGCTCAATGAGGATTAAAAAAATATCTAGAAGTATAGAGCCCGGAAGTCTTGCTACTTTTGGATGCCATAATGTAAAATACGTATTGGAAATATCCGGGGGCCTTTCTAACAGGCTTGGCATAAAAGAGGGCAGCCTGATAAACATACAAAAAGATGAATCAAATATTATAAATTCAATAAGCAAATTCTCCAATCTGTATAATATTGGGAACAAGAACGTTATATTTAATTCAAAAAATAAATCTTTTAAATATGGCGATTATAACATAATTACTTTCGATAAGTTCTCCACACCATTGAAGAAGATTGGTGCCGAGAAAAGAACTTCTGATGTGCATAACTCTGTAAAAAATCTTCACAGGAAAAACCCAAGGGTAGATGTTTTTGATATAGACAGAGAGTTATTTTCAGACAATTCATTTGTTAGATTGTACAGGGCGAGGGCTGCTACGAAAGATGATAAGGCTGTATATAGGGGCTTCGACAATAAAGCGTTTTATATAGAAAAGAATGAAGATGGAGATAACATATACATAGATATTAAACTTTCAAATATCATAGACAACGAAGCTTTGAAAAAAATATCATCTAATTACTGCATACTGTCTAGCCCAGAAAAAAGCTTCAAGGGGTTTGCAAATATTGATAAGAAGATGCTAAGTAATATAATAAGCTTATCTTCGAAGGAAGGCTCCAAATCAGTGTTTGTCACTAGGGCTTCCGGAAATACAGATATACTTAGAGATATTATATGTAATAAAATCAAAATGCATAGCTCTGCAAATATTTTAAAAAATTGCGATATAATGCAAATTCCAAATAATTTTAGTAGTGAGGATATTATAAAGTCCGCCTCAAAGAAGTACTTGACTAAGAACATACATTTAAACAATTATAATATTAAAAACGCAGGATTCCCAATTGCAAAAGAAGTGAGGGGTAAGGCGGCAGATGCTGAGAAAATGCTTGAAAGTGCACAGAAAACATGCCAGAAGCTTAGAGAGTCATTTCAAAAAAATCTCAGCGAGTATGAAAAAATACAGGCAAAGCCAGATGCAGTTAAGGCTTCGAAGGGAGAGTACAGACTTTCTTCGAAAAGACTTATTAAAAAAGTGAGATCCATGCTTTTAAATATAAGAGATTCAATACGAGTGTTGAATGATATAAAAGATGTGTCTACAACTGGAGAGATAATAGATGCGCTGATAAGTTCATGCTCTCCGGCATCAGAGTCTGCTCAGGAAATCTTTAACCTTGTTGATAAAATTGAAAGCCCTGAGTTTTTCGCGGCACTTCAAGAAAATTCTTCAAACTTCGATCAGTCTGCAGAGGATTTGAGCTCATCCATGGGCCGGGCCAGAGACTATATAAATAACAACATACTAGGTATAGTGTTAATATCTGAATAATTTTTTTACACAAAAATTTAATATGATTAATAATAATATATTAGCTGTAATTACGTGGAATTAAAATTTATGTTAAAAAAAATATCATTTTCTCCGAATACTAGCTTAGAGACCGTAGAGCTTAGCGAGATAAAGGCTAGCCCACACCTCTTAGATAGAATGGATAAACTAGCTAGCAACATAAGAGAAATTGCACCACAGTCTGATGACTTTCTATATTTTAGTATTATATTTTTAAAATCAGCAGAGGCGTGCCTTATTAATGAAAGCGGAGACCTTAAGAAGGTATCTGGTGGCGAAACGGCATGGGGATACTTTGATGATGACTGGAAGTGGCATGGAAACGTTCAGCCGCACAGAAATAACAATAGAGACATATTCCCGGAGTCCGAACTAAGAAAGGCTGCGAAAGACTGGATTGGAATGCCATTATGCAGAGACCACGAATCTAGTTCTGTAGATGGAATAAGGGGAATAATATTAGACACTCATTACGATGAAAAGCTAAAGCAGGTCGTTGGGCTCTGCGCCCTCGATAGAATAAATTATCCAGATTTAGCAAGAAAGGTTCAGACAGGCCTGGTTAGGTATGGCTCAATGGGCACTGCAGTCGAAACATCCGTGTGCTCTGAGTGTGGAAATAAGGCGCAAACGCAGGAACAGTACTGTGAACATATAAACAATAAGAACGCCTGGGGCGAAATAAACGTTGGGCTAAAGCCAATAGAGTACAGCCTTGTTGTTCAGCCTGCAGAGCCGGGAGCTGTGCTATTACGGTGTATAGCCTCTCTAAAAGAGTATAAGAGTGAGTTCACCCAGCATGGCGTCAAAGACTTAAATTATATGTTAAGCTCTTTGAGCGAGCAGCAGGCAGAACATCTTGATAGGATAATGAAGACGGCATGCGGAAAAGACGGATGCTCTATAGTTGAGCGTAAGAAGATAGTTAGAGGGTTTCTGCTGAATAATGATTTAGTTAAAGATGCAGAAAGAAAAGTTATTTCGCTTGAAGAAGCGGAAAGAGCTGCTAATATAGTTAGCAGAATTTCTGGAGGGAAGTCATTAGAAGAAATAAGTAATGATACAGACTCTCCAGAGTACTCCTTCCTTAGTAGACTCGAAGTGTCTATTTTGGGAGGTGGTGGTCGCACCGAGGTTACTGGAGACCAGAGGGCTCTTACCGGAGAGTCTATATTACCCGACGAAGGCTCTCAGATGGATGGTATGAGTCCAAGAGATCTGACTGGATCTTCGGGTCCTATGGTTGCATCGACTGATGGTGAGTCAAGAGTTGATACTTTCGATACAGGAGGTGTTATCGAAAGAAACGTGTATTCAAAACAAAACAAGAATGAACTTGAGAAAAAAGCAATTAATTCCATATTGGAGGATATTATGAATGAGGCAAGATTGAGAAAGAGGGCGGAGCTCCGCCGTCGAATCGCATACCATCAGGGTGGGTCCGAGGGCGTAGAACCAAGCACTTACAAGGATGAGAAGGCACTAGAGGGTAGGCTGAGGGGCGAAGATCGCCAGATGAAGCAAGATAAGGGAATGGGCGGTGACTCAGGCATGATGCCCGGTGACGAACAAGTTAAGCAGAAGCTTAGCAGGGCTCAGATAGAAGAGCGCAGGCTTAAAAGAATGGCGTACCATCAGGGTGGCTCTGATGGTGTTGAGCCGAGCACTTATACTGACGAGAAGGCCCTAGAGGGAAGACTCAGGGGCGAAGATCGTCATATGAGGCAAGATAAAAGTATGGGTGGAGACTCCGGCATGTTTCCTGGTGATGAGCAGGCCAAGGCGAAGCTCAGCAGGGCGAAATATGAAGGGCCGTCTCTACGGACAAAATTTTCTGCAAAGACAAGAAGTGGAAGGCTAGATAGAGCTGGTTCGGTATTTGAGGTTTTTGCAGGTAGTAATAAAGTCATTACGGCAACTGCTAAAGAAATCTTTGGAACCGAATTATCTGAAAATTGGAACTGGCTATCTAGCAAGGAGTATGGACAAGAAGTTTGTAAGCAGATTAGAGCACACGGTTTAGACTATGTGTCGGGACTCCTTAAGGTTGCGCAAGAAGAACTTCCGCCGCCTCCAGCCGGAGGAGATATGCCTCCACTTCCAGGTGAGGGGGGAGGAGACATGGATCTTCCGCCCATGGATATGGCAGAACCCGCAGAAGAGCTTCCTCTTGCTATGGAAGATGATGCAGAAGGTGAGTCAGAAGACCCGAAGGACGCGATCGAGAGCGCCTTGGTTGATATAGAAGAGCGGGTTGATGAAGTTAGAGACTTAGCATCCCAGCTTGGTGGGGGTCAGGACGTTGACATAGATATCGCAGTATCCCCAGAGGGTGCAGACATCGGAGATGATGGTCTTGGCGAGCTGCCAGTTCCTTCTTTGGCGTCTGAATTAGTCCAGAACCTAAAGACGGCAATGTCTGAGTTAAATGAATCTGCAGATGAGCTAGCCTTAATTGCGGAAACATTCGAAGGAGAGAAGCAGCTTACTGCCTCACAGCGTACAGATCTTAGAAAAATTGCATTTGATGCACTTAATGATTCCTATGATCTAAATGCCGAAACAAAGGCTCTAGTTAGGGTTACGGCAGGATTGGTAAAGAGTGCTAACTGGGGTGCTGAAAATACAAGCAGCATGGACGATGGTCCTGCTAATTCTGTTAATTATGCGGAAGACAAAGAAGACAAAATGGATGACAACTATGTAATGGAGCACGATCTAGATGAGGGTGACCTGAATAATCCCAGCATGGAAGCAGAGGCTGATGATGCCGAAGACGGGGCGAGTAATGACCTAATGGTAGAAGCCATGGTCTTAAGAAAAGAGAGAAGGGAAGCTATTCTTAAGCATGCTGAGAAGTCTGAGTTGAAAGATAGAAAGAGCAAAAGAGAGTCTCTTTTTAAGAATGCACAAATGCAGGAGCAGGGTGTTGAGGAGTTGGTCTCTGAGGTCGCCAATGATATGCAGAGTCCAGACGAATTGCTTGGGGCAGCTGCTGACGGAGATGACGATAACGATATCAGTGATGCTGACGATGACACTAGCGCAACAGTTGCCCTTGCAGGCTCCTTAAAAGGAAAACTGCAAGATGCTCTTAGCGATAAGCATGCGGAGGAAGAACGAGAGACTTATAAGCTCAGGTTAAGAAGAGCTTATGACGTTGCAATGAATATGCAAAGAAAGGGTCTCCTCTCAGAAACAAAGCCATCCTTGGATAGGCAGGTTGATGAGATAATGCAGTTTGACTCAAATGCTTTTGAGGCATTCAAGAGAACGATTGCTAACACAAGGCCTCTCTCCTCGGTTAAGACAGCTTCTGATCTTGGAGGTGTTAATATAGGGGTTGAATCTCCAGAGTCTTCGACAACGGTGAGAAATACGGTAGATGTGCTAACATCAATGTGGAAGTAGGTGATATTATGATTGGAAATAAATATACAGGAGATAATATTGCTGCTGAATTTATGAAGATTATAAGCTCAAAGTCTTCTCCAGGGAAAACCCTGGAGAAGGCTGCTTCTGTCGAAAACGATCTAGTTGAAGCGGCAGAGGGGATGCTTATGGAATCTAAAGATGAAAGTCCAGCGAATAACCCGATTGAAAATGCTTTGGAGGCTGTTGAAAATATGCTCGGAGACGAAGGAGCCCCCTCCGCTGATGCAGATAGCTTGAGTAGTGTCGATCAGGACGGGCTAGATGCCCATGCTGCATTTAACGCTTCTGAAGCTTACCTTATAAAGGGACTCGGCAAGATAGCTGGAGGGCTGAGGAGAAAGGACGAATCATTTGCGGCGGATATGGTAGAGGCAACGGCAAGAAGTATTTATGGAGACATAATGAAAGAGGCTGCTCATCGTAACAATATAATGAGCGGCCTTTCCAAGGTTGCTCGCGAGTTGTCAAGCTCCGGAGATAATTTTGCTTCAGACTTAGTTAAAGCCTCCATGAGGAGAATTAAAAGGGGATAATTTAAATATATTTGGTAGAATAAAAAAGAGGGAGAAATTCTCCCTCTTTTTGCATTTAATATATTAATTTTATTAATGATATTGAAGTAAGTATATTCGGAGACTGATTTGTTAAAAGTTATACATTCTGGAAACGCACTGCCACTGAGTTTAACTGTAGATCCTACAGCTGAGTTTGAGCCTGGCATTTTTGCGCAATTGAAATTAGTAGGTAACGATATAGCGGCAGGCGTTAGTGACGGAACGGCCCCATTGGGAATAATAGATGATGTCAGAACTACTGCATTTACCAGTTCAAAAATTGATGAAATAGTTTTAATAGAAGGCGTCTCTTCTGAAATAGATTCAAATGGGGATAGGGTCAGCTCCGCTGATTTTACCGGAGTCCTAGATAGTCCGCATGTTGTTGAGGCTAGCTTTACCTCCACCATATCTGTTGTTCTGAACGCTATAAATGGAATAATAACAGTTCCAAAGGGGACAGAGCTAAACCATGATTCTGATGGCGACGGGACTATGGACGGCTTTAGAATGATAACCAATTATATTTATAGGATTGCAAACAAGCCGGGAGATGATTCTACTTTGGGGTCGGGAAGAATAACGGTCCATTATCAAAGAGGAATTTATGCTACAGATCAATTTGATACAACTCAGACATATCCTCTAAATTCCACCCTCTATGTTAATCTAAGCGGCAAGCTGACTACAAAGCAACCTACTGCTAATCATCCGGGAGTTGCCTTCGTAACAGGGCCTCCGTCTGCCGCAATGGGTACCCTTGAGTTTCTTTTATTGTAATATGGCAATAACTACTAATTAAATAAGTTTGTTGAGTTCTAAAATATCTTTAGGAGTGGATTAAAATGTCAAATCGTTGGGTAAAAGAAGACAGGGTCGCTTGGACCAGAAGCGAGGTTATGCAAGAGCTTGAAAAGAAGGTTCTGGATAATATGCGTCGTGTCGAAGCTATGGCTCAAAAAATAGCACAAGATAACACTCAGGCAAAAGTAGACGCTGTAATGAGCTCAAGCGCACCTCTACATGAAAGAACAGAGGCAATAAAGAATTTAGCTGATGATGAGCCTAAAGATTCTGATGTCGTAGATGATAATGAAGTCGATGACGAAGTTACAAAGGAAGCCATGGTTGCGGAGCTGAGGCTGATGGCCCAGGCCGCTATATCTAAGGGAAATATAAAGGTAGCTTATAAAATTGAAAGAACAATTGAAGAAATTTTAGAAGAAGAAGTCTAGAGGTTTGTTTTAATGAAGGTCAACACGAGCAGGTCGTCTGAAATATTTGACGAGTTTATAAAAAATTACTCTACATATAAAAGCGGTGTTGATACCGGAACAAAGTCTAGAATATCAAAGATAGCGGGTAGTTCGAGAATTATAAAAATCGCATCGTTAAGAGCCGGAGTGCAGCTTGCTTCTGGAGTGGCCGACGCTGGCGGGACGATTGCTATTGCAGGAAAGGTTATAGGTAATCTTGCAGATGTCGTAAAGCACGTAGATGTCCTTCCAATCGGCGTTTGGGCCAAAGCGGTTGGGGCGGCTGACAATCTTCCCTCTATTATGTCAAGGCTTAGGGCCGGGGCTGTAATAGATGCCTCGTCTGAGGGTGCTGGTGAATTGGCCAAGCTTTCATCAATGGTATCAAAATTTGATCAAGTTGCCACTAACGCTATAAAGAATAGTGATGAAATGATTAACTTTAGAAAAACTTCATCGGCAGCATTTCCCGGTGGAAAAAACACATGGGTAGGTGACTTAGAAACTGCAATTACAAGAGTGTACATTCAGGGAACGATAGATGCGGTTGGAACTGGAAAATCCGCTTCAAAGATAATGGAAGATAGCATTACAGAGGTAATAAGAAATGGTGGTGCAAATTTTAGGTACGAACTTCCAGGTAGCATAGCAGGGTGGAAAAATATTGCCTCCAGGCAACCAGAGTTTATAGACGCAGTAGAAGGAATGGTTAAGGGAACGGCCAGGGTTGAGCCAGATGAGCTTGCGGGAATGTATAGGCGTGCTGGAAGTGCTCGAAAAGGCGGCGAAGGTGGCGCAGACCTCAGGCAAGGTGGAGCAAGGGAGCTCACCAGGGGTGAGGGTGGAATAGAAACTGGTGTAGCGAGGTATACTGACGAAGCAGGAGATGCGGGAGCTGGTGCCGCCAAAGGTACGGATGATGTGGATATACGAGATCCTGGTGTGCCGTCCCGAGTAGATAATCCTCAGCAGATAGACCAATTGGGTGCAACTACTGCGAAAAATGCAGAAGATATCGCCGCAATAAGTCGATTCAACGAGACGATGCGGGGCCAGGTTGGCCAAAGCATGAACCTTGAACAAGTAATGGCGCTATTCCAGGATATGAGCAGGACTCAGCAGGAAACGGTACGCGAAATGGCGCGGTCCATGGGAAGTCAGAGCGTAACTGTAAAGCAGATTAACCAACAAAGCGTTGATGGGGCAGTGACAGGAGCGGGAAGAAAAGCTTCTGCCCGGGCCAGAGAGACTTCCCGTAAGGCTTCTGATGGGATACCGAGAAGAAAGCAGAGGCTCAGACAGGCTCAGGCAGGCGGAAATCAAGCTGATATTACAAGACTTCAGGATGAGATAAGGCGTCTTGAAGAGATAACAAGAAGGTCGAACGCCGGAACGCAGGCGGTCAAAGAGACTGCAGGCTGGAAAGCATTAATTCCTGGATCGGCAGCTACCGCATGGAAGTGGGGTAAAAGAATTTTAGTTGGCGGTGTTCTCATCGGGGCAGGATATCTTTTATACCAGTGGCTGACCGGACCAGATGGGGATGAGGCATTTCTAAGAGTTAAGAATGCGACAATTCAGCCACAACTGATAGAAGATCCGGCGGGCAGGCTAGTCCCCGTTGTTGAGGCGGCAATTACAGCGCTTAGGGCTGTGGAGTTCACTCCTGCCAGCGTTTCAGATGCAAGGACTGGCGCCTATATAGAGTTTTTACAAAATACACTTTTGCCAGCCGTATCTTCAGTTGCTCAGGATGGTAGAAACTTTGCTCTCCCAGAGGGAAATGAGAACGGCCTTATAATAACAGGTCAGGCAACTTCAAACACTGAAGCTCAACATCTTGCGATGCAGCCGGCAGGTTCTTTCGAGCCGGATGTTGTCTCTGGGGATGAGGCTGATTTTATTGCCGCAGAAGATGCAGTTGAGAATCTTAAAAATGAGTTGCAAAGATTCAGCGAATCTGTGTCGAAAACTCTTACTGACGGAATGCAGGCTCAGGCAGGAGATAATGCAAACCTGGGAAACCGCGACTGGAATCCTCGTGGAGGTGGTGGCCAAGTTGGAAGTGGTGGCGCTAGCGGCGTCGGCGGAGCACCCGGCCAGAGAGGTCAGCAGGGTGGTGGCTCGGGACTGGAAGGCCGAAGAGATCCGGGTGGTCGTGGTGATTTAAGAAGAAATGAAATTGCTTTAGAAATGGATCTATGGGGAGAAACGTGGAGAGTTGTTCTTCCCGCAAGATCTAGAAGAATTGGCGGACAAAGAGTTAGTACTCTTAGATCTGATATAGCGGAAAAGCTTGGCGATCCGCCACCAGATGGCACAAGGCCTGGTCCAATATATAGGGCTTTGAATACCGCCATTGGAAAAGAATATGTTGGGCTTGGTGAAAATAATGATCCACAAATTGGCGGCGGCCATAGTGATTGGTCAAATATAATGCAGTCAGACCAGGTCAGGCTGAATGATGCTACTGGAGCTAGAATATCATTAGCGATACAAAGAATGGCCAGATACAATATAGATTCTGTAAAAGAGCTAAGAAAAGATTTACTAGAAGACAGCAAAGACCGCCTTGGCGAGGGGCTTTTCAATACTTCTCCAGCCTATAGGGATGAGAAGAGGTCTCTTAGGGCTCCAACTAGAGAGAGCCGAAGGCAGGAGCGGAAAGACAGAAAGAGGCGCAGAAGGGAGTCAAGAAGAAGGGCCGGCCTTGATATAAGCGGTCTTCATAAGGTCTCAAATAAAAAATCCTTATATGAATCTACTAATATAGATGATTTAATCGAAACAAGGATTCAATATAATATGAGTTTCAATAAAAAAGCAGACAAATATTCTAATGAATATTTTAGAGATGCCGTTAAGGGTCTTAATGACAGTTCTGTAAAGACTTATTATGCAGGGTTTAAAGACATGTATAATGAGAGGCCTGAGAAAAGGCCAAAGGATACAAATTCCTTATATATGATTGGTGATGAAACTGGTTCAGAGTTAGTTCAAAGGGCCCACCCGAAGTCCATTGTTGTCTCAGACGCAATGGGAAATGGTGGCCTGGTAGAAAATCTCTTGGAGCAACACCGTCACGGAGAAGAGGTGGCTTTCAGCACTCCAACCGGGAATTATAGATCAAAGCATGCCTATGTTTTAGAAGAGCTCAAGGGCTTGGCTAAGATGGCAAGATCAGAGAATAATGCGGAAGCGTTTGAAATGATCAAAGGTGCTATGGTTGAAATCGTGTCTTTAAACCCAAAGTTAGTTTAAAATAAGTTTTTGACTTATAAAATATTAATTCAATAGTTGGATTAATATAATTAAATTTTTATTAAGGAGAATAATAAAATGGCTCTCAAAATTTTACAACCAGGGTATGTACCCTTGGGCCAGTTTGATCTGAAGGTAAGCTCAACCGTTTTAGGTGGCGAATGTGTGGTTTTATCACAGTCGACTTCTGATGGTGGAGCAAAGGACACGGAGCAGTATATGAATACTGGTTCTACCGAACGCCCAATGTTTGAACTTGGTGGACCTCATGGCATACCCATTGATTCCGCTGGTGGAAGTGCCCAACCGGTAGTCCCAGGATCTGCTGCTCAACTATGGAAAAGCCGGTTGCAGGCAAATTCTACAACTGGTGGTGGATATGTTTCGCTTTTCGGCTTGGCCGATGACGGAACATCTGGGTATGGTACCCTTTTCGGTGAACTAATTGGTGGAAACGTAGGTCGGGCGACCTCAGTTTCTGGCGCTACTGTCATTGGACCGGCGACACACCTTGCATCTGGAAAGGTGACTGTCTGGACACAGCAAGGTCTTTATGGCGTTGCTGGCGCACCAGCAAACTACATTGATGGTGGTGCTTGTGTTCCAAACGAGCTCTTGTACGGTGTTGGTGGTGATGAACTCACCCCCGGCTACCTCGTATCGGAAGCCAACGATGCTGCAACTTACGACGCCTATGGGCAAGGCGGCGGCGTTGCTATCTTTGTAGGATTAATGACAGATTCGTCATTAGTTCGCACTTCAACCCTTTTAGCTACAGGCACAGCGACAACTGACGAAGAATATGCTGCAGTATACCTACTCGGACCATCTGCACCAGGTACTATCTTCCCAGCTATCTCTGGCGGCTAATCTTTAACATTAATAGGAGAAAAAAAAATGTCTAATATGTTTAATACACATGGTGAACTAAATGCCTCTAATGTAAAAGAGGCGCTAACGCAGATTGTAAAATATGCTGCTGTAATTGAAGATTTAGGTTCTGCGAATGATTCCGCATCCGCTGCTCCATCATTAACTGATGGTCAGAGAGATGAGATGATTAAGCAGGCTCTAATGACACAGGAAGGTAAGATTGCCCTCGGTCAGGCCATGGCTAACCCAATTCGTAAGAACTTGGATTACCAGGGTGTTGGTCGTAAGGCTCTAGTTGTCGATCCCCTTCCTCAGGGCGCTCTGCCCATCTATGACCGAGATATTGATGTCGGCGCAGTTGTTGTTTCCAGCAACGGTTCCGCCCCAGAATCTCGTGTCTTTGGTGACCGCGTGACCGTTCCTGAGTTTGAGATTGTTTCCAACCCAACCGTTCGTATTGCTGAAGTTAAGCGTCGTCGATTCAATGTCGTCGATCGTGCTCAGCAAAAGGCTAGGCAGGAAATTCAGGCTCAAGAGGATGCTAACGTCTTTGCCGCTCTAGATTTTGCTGGTGACAGCTCTTCTGGTGGTGGTACAAACGCCAAGCAGACCAACCTGGACAACTATAGCGCAGCAGCCACTGGACCTCACGGACCAGATGGTGAGCTTTCCAAGCATGGAATGCTTACGCTTAAGAGACTCATTGATCGTTGGGACTTAGTAACTTCTAAGTACTTCCTCAACATTAATGAGTTTACCGACATTCTCAATTGGGAGTCTGCCGGTGCTGGTGGTCACTCTTCAGTAGACCCTGTAACTCAGAGAGAACTTCTTCAGACTGGTCTTTATGGTCACATCTTTGGCGCCGACATTGTCGTTTCCAAGGTTGTTCCTGCCGGACAAGCTTTTGCAGTTGCTGATCCTGAGTTCGTTGGTGTTATGCCCGTAAGGCAGGACATCGAGGTTCTTCCCGCTGATGAGCCCAAGCAGCTTAAGCTTGGTTGGGTTGTTAGTGAGATTGTTGGTATTGGTATTGTCAACACCCGTGGTGTTGCTACAGGTACTGTGTAATCTTTCTAATAAACTAGAAATAAAACTCACCTCGTCAGTTTGTTCTGGCGGGGTGTTTTTTTATTAATTTTAAGTAATATTATATATATGACTCCAAATCAATTAAAATCAAGACAAAAGTTCATAAAAGCCACACCTTTGGCGGATAGGGCTAGTTGTAGAAATACAAGCAGAAGGGAGAAAAACCACATAGAGGAGGAGGAGTCTCATAGTGAAACTTTTGATACATTTTTTGAATATGAGGAAGAGCTGTCTCAGCTAAAACCATCTAATTTGCAATCTGATTTTGACCCTGATGAGCCAAACTCATACGGGTTTATAGAGATGGAAACTAGTGATGAAGACAGCATAATCATAGAAAGCATTGCTATAAAAATGGAAGAATCAGAAGATATAAAAACTAATAAAAACTCATACATGGTTATGGAAGAGGATTCCGGCAAAGCTGATAATTATATGGATGTCAAGGGATTTGACTTTATACAATGTGAGTATATGAAGAAAGATGGAAATAGGTGTAAAAGACAGGCTCCAAATGGTTTTAAAATATGTTCAATACACAAAAAGATGATTGAAAAAAGCTCAAATAACTGAATTATGGCAAGAAGAAAAAAGAAAAAAGATAAGGAAGAGGGTGAGCTAAGCCTAAAGTCTAGGCTGTTTAAAAAAAGAATATGGACGCTAGAGTTTATGCGCATCAAGGCGGAGTCCACTATAAAAGAATGTGAGAGCTTAATTAAAAAGATAGACTCAGATGGTATAGACGCATATTATAGCGAAAACAGCGATATACTAAGGCATGCTACAGATATATGGAAGGGGTGCTTGAGGTCTGCCGAATTTAGAAAAATAAGCGAAGATATGGAAAGAGAGTAGTTCTATTATTATATTTAGATGTAAATAGAAATCGCATATTGTATTAAGAGTTAAGTTCATAACGCAAAAATGAACCAACACAGGATAATAAAATTAATGAAAGAATTTAAAACATCGGATTTGGGGCTTGCGGCGTTTATGGTCATGAGAAGTCTTCAGCTGGTAAGTGCCGATAGGCTCGATAGCGGAAGGTTCGAGTTTGTTTTAAACGATCCTGAAGAAAAGTCAAAAGCCCTATCGATAGAATATGTTAGCAGTGAGTTTTGTCAGTTTGACAACCAAGTTAGAACATTGAAAAAATTATTATACAGTTCTAAGTAAAAATCTACTAATAATTACTTGGTAACTTGAATAAGTTATAGTTTTGTTTTTTCTAATTTAGTTATGTTTGCATAAACTTAAGTTATGTTTATATTTTGTTTCTAGTGAGTTACGTTTTAATTTTTCAATATAAATTAAACATTTTTTAAAAAGGAAACAAGAAAATGGCTACAACAAAAACAGATATACCGTTACATATGTTAGCGGTAACCTCCGGTGCGACATTAGCGTCCAAGACCGGAGCTCCAATGTTCGAATTTGACGTTCCAGTAGGCGCAACGTCTGCCGGAAATACGGCTCACTTCGAATTTGAACCATCGGCAAGTGCTGCCGCACCAGTTGAGATAGCGGCAAAGGGTGCTTTCGATAATACTTCAATTGCATTTGCGCCAAAAGGAACTGGCGAAGTTAGAATTATTGGTAACTCCACATCTGCTGGTGGTATCAGGTTTTATGAAGATACAGATAACGGTGCCAACTTTACGGGACTTAGAGCTCCAATACTTGCTGGAAACTATACACTGACTCTTCCAAAATCTGCTGGTACTGCTGGATATGCGCTCACCCTTGGTGCTGACGTTACTGATCCGCTTCAGTGGAAGGAAGCCTTGACCGATGGAGGAGCTTTTGGTAGTCTTACTCTGACTGACTCAGCAGGAGCCCTTCAGATTGATGTCGCAACTGGTGATGCATCTATTATCTTTGATAATGCAGGTACAGACAGATGGGTCATTGGTGCTGCTAGTTCTGGAAATATCTTCAGAATCAACAAAGCAAATTCTTCCGGCGTAGCCCTCTCTGCAGCGTTCATGTTCCAGTTGACTACCTCGGGTGCTGCACACGTTCAAAAATCACTTCATGTTGGAGGAAACTCATCGGGTTCTGCTCAGGGAACTGCATCGCTAGTCGCAGCAACTGCCGCTTCTGCTGCGTTCTTGCGATTAGCTGAGGACACAGATGATGGTTCTCACTTTGGAACCATTAAGCCTATTGCTTTGGGTGCTAATAGATTCTATTCGCTTCCAGATGCAACCGGTACATTCATAGTTGGCTCTGCTGCTAACAAGCTTCCGAAGGATGCGATTGCTGTAAACTTTACTTTGGATCAAATATCGGCAGCTGGAGATGTCAATATGTTGTTTGCACAAACTGGAAATGTTAGATTCTCAGTGGGTCTTGATGATTCTGATGGGGATATCTTCAAAATTCACTCTGGTACTACACTAGCTAACGATTCGGACTTCGAAATTGATTTTAGTGGAAATGTTGAAATTAAAAACGGAAACCTTACGGTTGCTGAAGATATTATCGTAACTAAGAAGATAAGAGCTGCCGGACTTAGTGCTGCTGGAATTACAGCCACTGCAACCGATTCTACTGCTGGGTTTATCACACTCAATGAAGATACTGATAATGGAGTTCATGTTATGAAGCTAAGTGGTCCAAGATTACTTGGTGCCGACCAGACGTGTACTCTTCCAAACACAGGTGGAGATGTTCTAACATCCACAAGTATGATTTGGGGCGACTTGACGGCGACTACACCAGATGGACTGAATGGTGAAATGATATTCGGTAAACAGGCTAGCATAAATGGTGCCGGAATGTTGTTCAGAAATGGTGCGGTAGCTCTTACGACTCCTGGTGGTCAGCATGTCGTATCACAGGTTACCTCTGCTGCTGCAGGCTCTGCTACTGGAATTTGCCTTGCTAACTCGGCTGGTCTATGGCTTGCCTATGGCGAAGTAAATGCTCCATCAACTGTTGATAATTATTATAATGGATGGCAGATCAGAATTGTAGAAGGAACGGGACGTGGTGAACAAACAACAATCTCTGACTATACTGGCGCAACGCTTCAGGCTTCAGTTAGCCCAGTCTGGACTAGCGCCGGAGTTATTCCTGACGCAACCTCTGTATACGTTCTGATTCAGAATGATTACACCTTTATTGCCAAGCATAATGGATCAACTACCGGTACGGCAGTTGCATACTTTGCGAAGGATAATCAAGGAGATCTTCCTCAGGCTGGAGACGTAATCTATGCTTGCTATTCAAGGCTTGCTTCGTCTGTAGCATAGTGTTGCTTAGAGCTGTATTTAAAGTTTAGTGGTGTATTATTGGGGGGAGGGATTTCCCTCCCCCCATGTTTCTGTTAATTTTATGTATATTATTAAGTAGTTTTATATTTTATTAAATAAGGAGTTTATCATGTCAGATATATTAGCTGGGGATATTTTCAATGGAGTACACATCAAGGGTGTGCCATATAATAAAGCAACTGTATTAGACGAAGATGATCCTGATATATATTTGATAAAAGCGTCTACTTCGTCCGAACTGAATGTAGCAACCGCACTTAGTAAGGATAGTGAGGTTTCAAACCTTGGGACATCCCAGTTGGTTACATCAAACTTATCACCACAAGTTACCTCTGCCGCGAGCCTTTCTTTTAAAACAGATTTAACTCCAACTAATGCACTCGTATATTTAGATGGGGTTTTTATGACAAGAGGGGTCGACTACACGATTGTCGGAAAAGATATAAAATTTACAGACGAATACAGTGGATTAATAAGGGACGGCTCAGTCCTGTCCATCATGTATACCACAACAGACTAAAGGGGATATTATGTCTGCAACAAGAGATGGAGTGTATAGGGGTGGTGATATAACCTTAAGTGTTCAGTACTATGGGCCAGACGGTCTGGCTAAAGATGCCGACAGTACACCTAAAGTACAAATAACAGATGTTGATGGCGATACATCTTTGAGCTCCACATCTAGCGGAGTAGTCAGGGTTTCGGAGGGTCTTTATAAATACACATATAGCATCGGAAAGACTGTAGACAAAGGGTTGTGGACAGATAAGTGGACGGCTACAGTCGGTGGAGCTAGCCTGTCAAATGAGTTTAAATTTTTAGTTGCAGATACGTCGTCTGCAGCAACTACCGCAGGAAGCGTTAAGTTGGCGGACGATGTCAGCTTTAATTTTTCAGATGAAGAGCTTGCTGGGGTAAATATTCTTATGAAGTATTTGAAAGCAAGATTAAGGTCAGATGGGAAAAAACCAAAAAGAGATGAGTATGGTTCTTTTATCACAGACGGTTATGGAGAATTGGTAATGGAAGATTGCAATGTATTTGGAAATGAGATACTTGCAAATTTTTTATGTATGGGATTATCTGAATTTAACATGATTCCTCATTTTACAGCATATGGATTCTCTGATGATATTATAAAAACTACATTTTCTTCTGCAGTAGTTGAGGGTGCATATATATTCGCACTAGCGTCCCAATCACTTATAGAGAAAGGCAGAGATTTCACAATTAGCGATGGAGGGGTTTCTTATCAGCCACCAGCGCTTGGTGACTTCTTAAGCTCCCACTTCGGAACATGGCTTACTAGTTATAGGGAAAGGTTGAAGTTTATAAAGATGAGCATACGTCCAGGTCCTGTTGGATTTGGAACATATACCAATTTAACCAGTGGTGCGCCAGCATTCTTAAGGTTGAGGCACCTGAGAGCTAGAAGGATAATTTAAAATGGAAGCACTTTTAGTTACGGCACTTCTTGAAAAAGGAGGGCTGTTTGGCATTGTTTCTGCATTTGCATTTTTTTGGATAATGTACAAAGATAAACAATTTATAATTAAATCAAACACACTTGAGGACAAGCTTGCAAAACAAGCTGGGAGGATAAAAGAGTTGGAAATTGATAATCTTGAAAATATTAAAGAATTAAATAAAATAAACGAAGAAAGAATTAGTGATTTGAAGCAGATTTTATCTGAACATAATAAAACCTTTAATGATACATCAATAGCTCTAGAGAAAATTCAGTTTTTTCTAGAAAATAATAAATAGGGGATGAAAGTGAAAATAATTTTAAAGAAAAGTTGCGAAGAAGTAATGGAGCTGCTTGAGATCTACTCATCTCTTCAGAAAAGAGTAAAGCGGCATGTAAATAAAATATCAGAGTGTATTTCATGTGAAAAAAGCAGTAAAATATCTTTAGAGCAAAAGGGCAATTCATATTTGGAAAATTCACTAGAAGATTCTGAAATTATCGAAACAAACTAAATGGAGAGCGCATGAAGAAGCCAGAAGAGTTAAGCCTGACATATTGTGGTTATAAAAAGCCATCGAATTTACATGAATATAAATTTGAAGTTTTGGGGCTAAAGAATTTGATAAAAAGAGCAGAAGAGAGAATGTCTGTGCTGGAGCAGAGCTCATATCTTGCAGAAGTTACAATTTCAGATAATAGCGGAATGGTTTATAAAGAGATTTTTGAAGATGAAAAAAATTAATAAAAATAAAATAGACTTAAAAAAAAATATAGAAACCATATCTAGATTAAGGTCTTCCCTGAAGAATAACGAAATTGCCAGGTCGATCTGCAAAGAAAACGAGTTTGAGTATTCTGCACTGGATGGGATACCCATATCCTTTAGTTCGGAAATTGATGTAAAGGCGAAAACAAAAAATGGTGAAATCTTCATAAATCAGGATCTTTCAGATGAGCCAATACATAGGCTAATGAGTTACCTAATACACGAAATAACTCATGTTTTCCAACATATCGAGAGAATCGGGAAAAAAGATCCATATAAAGGTAAAGAATACCTTGATAGACCGGATGAAATAGAGGCTTTTCAGAATCAGATAAAGCAAGACGCGGATACTAGGGCAGATTCAGAAGTAAGAGGGTATGTTGAAGATTTAGTAGAGTATCACGATGTTCCGAAGAGTGAAAAAGATAATAAAATAAAAGAGCTAACGGAACATATTAATTAATACTATATAAATTAGAATAGTATTTTTCTTGGAGTCATTATGTTATCTATTGCTGGCATGCTACCGTCAGAGGGTCAGAAGGATGTAAATCTAGACTCTACCATAGAGTTTACGATTGTAGATGACGGATCAACCATCGACCAAGCAACTCTAGTTGTTTATATAAATGGCACCAAGGCAATAGACTCTGGAGCTTTCAAGTCTGACTATAATGGGCCAAAGTCCGAAATAGTTAAGAGTGGAGATAACTTAAATGCAATCATAGATCCAATAAGTAACTTTTCTGTGGGAAAAGTTATTTTGGTTAAGATTCAGGTTAAAAATTCAAGTGGGAAATATTTTAATTCATCTTATATATTTAAGACATCCCCACTTGAGCCGATCCTAACTCTGAACTCTCCAGTACACCGTCAGGTATTAAAATCTGCTCAAGTTTTATTTCTGCAATTTGAAGATAAAATTGATGGAGTTGAACAAAGCACTCTTACGGTTTATCTTAATGGATTGGTAATAATTTCAAGCGGAGTTTTTCAAACTGGATTTACTGGGGATTTATCAAAAATAATTGAAATTACAAATGGTGTATCTGTAACTATTGATCCAAATGAACCGCTAAAGACCGGAAGTTATATTTTTAGGTATATTATTAGCGACAAAAGTGGCAATGAGCTTGACGGTAAACTTAATTTTTCAGTTAAATTCACAGACCAGGTTTTGCCATCTACAATGATACAAACTGGATTTTACGGTTCATTTGGAATAGTTAAGGCATCAGATGTTGGGTGTGGAGATTCAATAAAATTAGAGTGGAACAAATTAAAGAAAAGGTATTACGGAAGTAACGTATACACTCTCATATATCAAAACAGCAGCAGGCTAGATATATTTGATAAGCAGCCAAAATATTTAGCAAAGGAATCTGCTAGTTCTTTTACAGCAAAAGGATTTGATGCTGGAAATAGAATGTTTTTCGCAGCAAGAGCTCTTGAGACTTATAATAATGTACTAGATACATCACAGATGGTAGGGGCGGCTACCGGGGTATATTACATACCGGACCCCGTATACTTATCCAAAAACTTACTTCAGGATGATCTGAGGGTATATGTAGACTCTGTTGCCGGATATCCAAGCTCTGGAAACCTGATAATAGGAAGAGAGGTCGTTAGGTATTTATCCGTAGATGAAGAGAATTCTGCGTTTATGCTTCACTCTAGCGGAAGAGGGCTAAGCGACTCTACCGCCACAATACATATATCTGGAGATAAGGTCAGCCTGTTTGTGGAGTGTTCGGATAAAAATACCGTTATAGCGTCCGCTACCTCAACATATCATGATGGATATGGGCTAGAAAGGGAGGTGGGTGGCGTTGGAGTTGTTGTAAATGACTATACTGACAATGATAAGAAGTTTTTTCAAGGATTTGATTTTTGCGGATACCACAGGCCCCTACCTCAGCATATTCTTCAGGGTAAGGGCGATTGCGGCAGTTACCTGGGAGGGGAGTTTAACGGGCAAAGAGGTATGTTTCTCTACGACAGAATGCTGAACAGAGAGGAGGTCTTGCTAGATCAGAGCGGTGAGCCAATTATCTTGCTAAAAAGAGTGTGGGACGGCCAACAATGTGGATGTATGCATACAAACAGGCCTCACCCAAAAGTTAAGTCGTGCAAAGCATGTTATGGAACCGGATATGCTGGAGGCTATGCTCAACATCTGAACAAGAGAAGGGAGGACTATAAGCTGATGGTTAAATTTAAAGATACCCTAGAGGACTTAAAGTTATCTCCACACAGCCATCTTGAGCAGGTCTACGAACCACAGTGCTGGACCATAGCCATGCCAGCAATAAGGGATCGGGATATAGTAGTTAGGTTTGATTTTTCTGGCGATATAGAATATATGTATGAAGTTTTAAATGTAACAAAGGAGAAAATAATGTATACTCATTATGGAAGACAGAATCTTTCGTTAAAAAGAATGGATAAAACAGATATTCTATACACATTTCCTTTTGTTCTGTTTTCATAAAGTAAAGGAGTCATTATGCTTTGGATTAAAAATACAGATGCTAAAAGAGATGCGATGTTGACATTCGCATTAATTTCTTTTTTCATTGTTACGCTAAATTTATTTTTAGCTACATTTCAAAATATATCCGTGAATGGATATGAGTTTGGATTTTCATTTATGGATGCATCAACTATGACTGCATATTTAGCAGCAACGTTTGGTGCATATGTATCTAGAAGGTGGACTGATAGGAAGTATTCTTCTGATGAAAAGGAGGTAGATAGTGAGTGATAATAGAAATATAATATATGATTTTTTTAAAAAAATTAGCCTAAAGACTAAGATCTTTGTTTCTATAATTTTTTCTATTATAATGTTTTTCTTAATAATCATATTTAGAATAAAAATTTCTAATAGAAAAATGCTAGAGTATGAGTTATCAAAGATTAGGCATACTATTGAAATAGAAAGGTTGAAAGATGAGGAGTCTATAAATTTAGCAAAAATCAATCTACTGGAAAAAGAAGAGGCTGATATTTTGAATAAAATAAAAGAAATTGAAAGCATAGAAACCTCTGGTAATGTTACAAATGAGGAGCTAGATAAGTTTTTCGACGATAGGGGGTTTTAATGAAAGATAAAATAATTAAGCTTTATAATTCAATAAAGGATAACAATCCTAATATTGCCAAGGAAATAATTTACAAATCAAGTAAGATATTAATTGATCTAGAGCCTTTTGTAAAAGAAATAAAAGGTGATTTTATTTATATAAATAAGAGAGAGATAGAGTCCCTTATAGATTCTGGTATTAACTTTCCCACAGAGCAAATTGGAGATGTTGGATTTGAAAATGAAATTTAATAAAAAGATTATTATTTCGATATTTATTTTGATATTATTTTTCTTTCCCAGAATCACTAATGCTGGAGATATAAAGGAAGCCGGAACGGTTCTGGAGAAAGACTCTTATGTGTTCAGCATAGATGAGGCTACTGCACTTTTAAATAGGGTTGAGGAGCTTGAGAAAAAGGAGCTTCTTCTTAGTGAGTATATTGAGTTAAATCTAGTTCAGTCTAGACAAATTGATCTATATAAGGTAAATTATGACATACTAGACCAGCAAAGAATGCAGTATATGCAACTTGTGGATCTAAACGAAAACCTTCTTGCCAGAACGAGGCAGCAGAACAACTTAAGTGAGCTTAAAAATTGGGGTATTTTTTCTATTGGTGTTGTAGTAACTATTGGGGCATTTTTAGCCGCAGATAGAATTGGGGACACTATGGAGACTACTTACTAATTATTTAAATATGTATGACATTAAAGTACATAATTGGTGGGTTAAATGGCTAAATCAAAATATCCTGAAAAAATAGATACATCTGTTGAGCTCCCACATGTGAGGGACAACATTTTAGAGATTGGTTCTGATGTAATTAATAGCATAAGAACCGCTATATTTCAAATTGAAAAAACACTTGGGGTTAATCCTCAGGGTTCGGTTGGTAACAGCGTATCTTCGAGGATATCAAGAGCGCTAGACTCTCGTGGTAATCTAAAAAAAGAGGCATTGGACAGGGCTAACATATTATCCGGCCCAATCATTGACGCAGATGTATCTAAGGTTGCTGCAATACAGGAATCTAAGCTCAGGCTGGACTTTCCAACTCAGCTTTTGCAAGATGAGGTATCTATCTTAAATAGGCAGATAGGGTCTATAATTGCGAAAGTTGATGAGCTAAATTATATCTTATCCACTCATGTTAGCATTGAGGCGACAAACAGACACAAGGCTAAGGCTATAACCGTAGAGGCAATCGGGTCCTCTGGAAGCTCAACTTCTACAAACTCAGTGGAGGAGTCAACGCTTCAATCGGTGCTGGATGATATATACAGTTCGCATATAAATTATGATGGAATAGGCATATCTGAAGAAAACAGCTCTCATGAAGCAAATCAGGTGTTTTTTGATAGCACAAACATAACTCAGGTAACTAGCGAGGATGATGTTCAGGGTGCGATAGAGGATATAGCTTTAGCGTCATTTTTTCAAGCTGTAGAACATCAGGATTTATTTCATACCAATGGCGCTCTGAACAATTGTGTGATAACGAGAGACTCATCATCAGATTTTGGGGTTGAAATATCTGAGGAAACATCGGTTTCCTTCTCAATGCCATCCTCTACTGACTCATCAAAGGTTTCTGATGTAACCTTTGGAAGTCCAATAAGTATAAGTGGAGTGGAAGCCTCTAAGTCAGATATACTTACTTTGGGTGACGGCATTACTTCGTCCAACTATGAGATTGAGAGCTTCACCCTATCCTCTGATTTGTCATCGATAGAGAGTGTTAGCATATTCGGCTCATTTGCCGAAGACTCATCATCGGAGTCTGTAGGCTCTATGAGTAGGAATACGAAGACTAGTGGGAATATAACTTCACTGCTATCCACAGCAAGGGAGGTCCCAGACCTTACATCTTCATCCTATTTGGTTCAAATATGTAATCCGAACTCTTCGGCTATAATCACTAATGAGATAAGGCCAGCTGCGCTGAACGCGCTGAGCAGCGTGGAGATATCCGTTGATGGTGGAGATTCGGTATCATTAGATGTGTATAACTCTAGTTTTGAACAACAAAGCCTGGACACTATTGTATATAAAATAAACGAGCAAATTGCTGAAAATTCTTATAACTTTTCAGCTTACAGGTTGGATAAAGACAATGGAGGGTCTGAGCTTGTCATTGCACATAATCTTCCATCTTCTAAGGATTTTGATTACACACTTGAAGTAACTGGCGGCTCGCTCGACGGAATGGGGCTTTCTAGTGACTCTGGAGTTGTTAAGGCTACTTATGGAAATAAATATTTTATTCAAGGTTACCCATATCAGGGCTTGAGTCAGAAGATTGATGTTTATGGTTCAGACATGTCCTTCTCCTCCGGAACAAACTATATAACATCAATAGGTGGAGATTTAGACTTTAAGGAGAACAAAATATACTCCGGAGACTTGATCACAATAATAAATTCTGATGATGATAGTGGAACATATGTTATATCAAGTGTAAGCTCAGAGCAGATTGTCTTGGCAGAGCCGGTCTCATCAGTAGGCTTCTCTGGTTCATCAACAGACGAAACAAGGTTTTTGATTTATAGAAACTCCGTTTCTCTTTCGTCTATGGAATTTGACGAAATTGACTCATCTACATCAGGAATGGTGCTTGATATATTCTTAGATTCTAACCAAGAAGTGTATTTGGATAAAAGGATTGAGTATGTATCTCATGTAAATACAAAATATCAGTCATTGGTAACTATTGTTGATTTTAGTGGGGATGATTCTAGCATAGAGTTATCTATGGTCGCTTCAATCAATTCGTCTGGAAGCGTCCAGATCATATTAGATGGCGGAGATCCTATAGTTCTAGCCTCTGACAGAGTGTACCAGAGTATAAGATCTGGAAAACACAACATATCATTAAAATTACTTATAGATAGGGTTAGTGATATACTGTCCGAAATATCAGCTAGCTCTACTTCGCAACTTGAATTTTCAGTATATGTCTACCCTCCTGTAAATAAAGACACTAATCTTCATATATCCAGAGTTAGTTATGACAACTTTAGAGGTGAGATAACCGGTGGGGGTTCTAGATCATACTCTAATGATAAGCAGACTAGGCGGATCATAAGAACTCTAGTTAGCGGAATTACCGGAATTGACGATATAGCATCAAGCGTAAAAGAAGAGTTGGTGTATAATAGGTTTTCCGAAACAAGAAGTGATGGCGTTGTCTTTGGCCTTGAGATATCCAATGTTACGTTAGATATGTCTACTGCATCAGAAATATATGAGTTTGACATATCGGCTGGCGCGGCATATGTTTCTGGAAAGAGATTTGAAGTACCGCTAATAGAAGGATTTTTATCCGGGATACCAAGTGCTGGCGGCGACTCTGTTGATAATTTTTATATAGCGTTAGACGAATATGGAAATATAGTCGCATTACCGGCTGCTGGCAGTAGCGGTTCAAGCCCCTGTTCTAGTCCGTTTGGAGCTAGCGGATTTGCAATTCTAGGCTCTGTGGAAAAATCTGGAGGTGTTGTTACAGGATATGACCTAAGACTCCTTATAAGCGATCTGGATAGCAAGGTTTTAAACGCAATTTCAGTCAGCCCCCTACCAGGAATGGGGCACTTTAGAGATATATCAAAAGCTATTAAGTATGCAAAAAGATTTTCTGATATATATCCAGGAGCTGGAGTCCCAACGATACGTTTGAAGTCAGGTGTACACACTATTGTTTATGACGTTGGAGTCATGTTTGCAGACACATCTAAGCAGCAGGTATTTGATAAAGCATATGAAAGCGGAGCATGGATAAACTTTCCGGTTAATATAGTAGGAGAGGGTGACTCTACTGTATTGGACATAATGAGAACATATGTCGATTATCCGGCGACCAGTGATGACAGGAAAGGTGCCGGTGCTATAAAGAACGATGGCTACATACACATAGCCGGCCCAGGCCTATCTGCCACTACGCCTACAGCTGATGTAAATACCCTTTCCAATGGAAAGGTTTTGTTAAAAGATTTTTCAATGCGACTGTCTGGAATTAGGATTTTAGACCCAATGATTAGCGATGGCGATGGAGTCTCTTATAATAGCCATGTAGTGATTGACAATGTAAAGTTTGACTTTTCGGAAAAAACTGATTTTGGAAAGCATAACATGGGAATAGTTGTAGCCAATGTTGATTCAGATGAGGATGATCGAGTTGGTAATATAACTATACAAAATTGTAAATTTATAAACAGCCTTACTCGTCTTAAAAAGTGGGAAGCAAATAAGTGGTATTATTTTAAATACAATAATAACTTTTTAGACACTCTTGGTGACGAGCAGGCTTATCCCATATATCAAGATACGCAGGAGGGTGATGATTATGACCACATTATGCAGGCAGATCGTTATCATTATACCAGCTCTGTTACATCAACTGGTATAAGTGGACAAGGGAGAAATGGAAGGTATTCTGAAAGTCAGTTTATTACTGCAATTGGAAATGTCGTATCTGGAGATTCTGGCCCATACTGGGATCCGAAAAACAAAGTAGGATTCGGAACAGTTATTGCAGAGGCAAATACCTATATTGACAACTTAGAGGTTCCATACTGGCTAGAAACAAAGGGTTCGGTCTCATTTTCTGATAATACTGATGGTGATGAAACGTTTAGTAGTTGGCTTGACTCTACGTTTTATGGCGATGTTAAAGCGTACGGTGACACTATCATAGGCAACTCGGAATCTGATAGTCTAACGGTAATTGCAAAAACTTTCTTTAACACAAAATCTACAAAAGGAATTGGAATCGGAGTAGAAGATTTCCTTCCCCATGCTGATGGTGGCTCCGTTGTTCATATTCATGAAGACACATCCAATAGAGCTTATGTTAGATTTACAAATACTACTACTGGAAAAACAGCGGCTGACGACGAGACGGCGGCTGGGGTCGGCGGGCCTGGAGTTCTAATAGGGATGAACGCCGGTGAGGATGCCTTCCTTGGGAACCTCTCAAGGGGCAAAGACATCCGCCTTCAGACTACAGATGATGATGGTAATTCCAAATCAAAGTTTAGAGTAGGCGGAAAAGGCTGGACTTCAATGCGTTCCGGCGGGGTTGACGGTGATAAAGGCTTCACTTATTCTTCTTTGGGTGATGAAGCAGCAGTGCCTCTTGACGTAAGGGGTTGCAGAAGTGGCGGTTATATTGCTTCAATTTTTAATTCTGCAGAGGAATTCAATGACGCGGATCTTGGAGTATATGAAGGAAGCGTGTTATTGCTCGGAGTTAATGGATACAGGCCAAGCTATAAATCAAATTGGATAAGGTTTACCGCGCAAGATGGCAAAAATAACCCAAGTATCGAGAGGGCCGATACCGTTGGAGGTGTAAGGGGAACCCTTGGAACAGTAGGGAATGATGGCGTAGATATAAAAGCAGCGTTTTTTAACTTCTGTCATACAGAACAAGTTCCAGTGGGTAATACGCCTGTCGACGGGTCGGGGTCTCCTCTGGGTCCAGTATTTAAACACCTAGCCAGGGTTAAAGGCACACTTGGTGGAATGGTTGATTATGTATATACAACTGCCCCGGCAATCGATACCCCTAGGTGGAGGGCGACCGGTGATGACGATTCAGATACCGGAGAAACCCTGTCTGATCGCACCAAATGGCTAAATCCAACCACCAGGCCACACCCTATGATTATTCTCGGTGGGAATAGTGCTAATGATTATAACAATGGACACTCTCATTACTACTCAAAGGCATACGGAGGAAGGGGTGTTCAGTACTATACTGGAGCCCAGGATTTCGGAGAGTGGTTAAAAATAGGTGATATAAATGAGTGGCCAGAAATCCTAGAGAAGGAGCTAGAGAAGGACGATGACGACTCAGATATTGTAATTATAAATAGAGAGATATTTGGATTAGAGGAGGGGATGGTTGTGTATATAAGAGAGGCTATAATATACAGAAGTGGACCTGGAACCCCGATGGTTATAACAAATAGAGCGGCACTAGTTGGCAACGCTTCATGGAAAGATGATGGATATTCCGGAGAGGTCGTCTCTTTTGTAGGGCAGGTTCCCGTTGTCGTAAGGGGTGGATCTAAAGATGGAGATTATTTAATTCCAGAGGAAAATCACTGCATCCCTATAAGTAGGGATGATATTACATTTGAGCAATATAGGAGAGTTATCGGAACTGCATGGCGAACTGTTAATATTCCAGAAGAAGATGACGGAGAGTTCGTAAAAGTATTGTGCGCAATAGGTATTAAATAATGTCGAAATCAAAATATCCAGACAAATTAGATACATCTGCAGAAATACAGCATGTAAGAGACAATATAACCGAAATAGGCTCTGATGTTGTAAACAGCATAAGGTCAGCCATATTTCAAATTGAAAAGACCCTCGGGACCAACCCTCAGGGGTCAATTGGAAATACCGTGTCTAATCGTCTAAATAGAGTTTTGGACGATAGAGGTAATATTAAAAAAGAGGCATTGGACAGGGCCAACATATTGTCTGGCCCCATTATTGATGTTGATGTATCTAAGGTTGCTGCGATACAGGAGTCTAAGCTCAGGCTGGACTTCCCGACTCAGCTTTTGCAAGATGAAGTATCTATTTTAAATAGACAGATAGAATCTATAATTGCAAAAGTTGATGAACTAAACTATATCTTATCCACTCATGTTAATCCAGAGGCGACAAACAGACACAAGGCTAAGGCTATAACCGTAGAGGAGGCTACCGATTTTTCATCAAGCTCCTCTGCCACAACTTCATTTACAGAACAAGACCTTCAAAGCTTTATTAACAGCTTGTATTCTTCTCATATAAACTATACAGGGGAGTCGATATCTTCTATAAATAGATCTCATGAGGCCAATCAGGTATTCTTTGATAATACAAATGTTTCAGATATAATAAAGAAAGAGAGTGTTCAGGGCGCTATAGAGGATATGGCAGATCTCGAAGGGGTCGCCCTTAGGGATAATACGCTTAACCTAAACTCTAATGGAATCATAAGGTCTGGTTCGGTAATAGACGGCTATGAAAATCTAGGTGTGGGATCAGAGATAATCTCATCATCTGAAGTTAATTACGAGGCTATTACTGGAAAGTCGACTACAAGATTTTATTTTACAGACAACCCAACACCAATAGAGTCTATTAGTGAATTTGATTTACTCATACTTTCTGGTTCAACTACTGATGAGAACAATATATCATATTCAATAAAAAGCTTTTCACTTAATGGTAGCGGTGAGCTTGTATATGTGGACGTATATGGATCTCCAGTCTCTGAAAGTGAGGCGGGAATATTTGGCTCAATATCTAAAAGAATATACAGATCATATAATTCAAATGGCTTGAACTGCACCGTTAGATATAGAAGGAATAAGACAAACACTCCAGATGTTCAGGTTTCAAGCCCAGATTCTGCTACGATAATAACAAGGGGTGTTAACCCATCTGCACTTACGGAAGATTCTGGCTCGTTTAATATATCAATAGACAGTGAAGAAGAGGTACAAATAGAGGTATATGACTCTAATTATAGCTCTCAATCCTTAGATACTATAGTGTCTAAAATAAATAAATTTTCTATAGAAAATCATTTAAATATAATGGCATATAAGATAAAAATGTCAAGATGTTATGAGCTTGCAATATCTCATAATATGCCGAATAATTCTTCTGATATAATAAACAGAACTCTTAAAATAAGTAGCGGCACGTCTAATGATGGGACAGCAGAGCTTGGAATGCTTAGCGTTCTAGACAAAGAATTTGAGGGAACTACCGGAAATGCATATCATATAAACGGATTGCTCATATCTAGTTTTGGAAAGATAAAGTCATATAGCTCTTCTGAGGTCCAAATCTCTGCAGATTTAACTATAAGCTCAACTAGTGGCGTTGACTTTATTACAAGTAATATTAGAACTGGAGATTTGGTAATAATAACAAAATCCACTGATCCGTCAGATGATGGAACATACAGAATACTAGAGGCTACCCAGTCGGTAATAACTCTCGATTTTGATGGAGGATCCTTCTCCGGAGAGTTAGATGGTAACTCTATTGTCCATGTAATAAGATGCTGTGCGTCAATTAGCGAATTAGAGTTTAATGAACTTGGCCCGATATCATCTGGGCCGACCCCAACGGTCGGCAGCGTATTGTTTGACGTATTTATAGATGAAAATAATGATATAATGTTCAGAAGAAGGCTTGAGCAGTCCGGGATTCTTGCGGACTCTGGTTTTAGGGCGATTATTGTTGATGTTTCTAAGAACTTTATAGTATCCGATGAAGTTGCCACCATCTCTGTGAGTAGCTCTAATGTCGCAACCCTGTCTGGACCTGGGTTTGTATCTTCTGGCCCTCCAGTTCAGGTAGGCGCAGATGGTCTATACAAAGTATTCGCATCCGATAGAATGTCATATATAGTGTTACAGGTTGAGCACTCCTCTCCCCCAACGTCTACTATATTTACAGAAATCTATGGTTTTAACGAGTCATCATATAGCGGAATAACGTTATCAAGGGGGGCATTCGCAACATCAATAGGGAGAGTTATATCTACCTCAACAGTATCTGCAGAGAATAAAAATGGAGTTCCTGTTGTTTTGGACAAGAGAACTACTGGAACCATAGACCATACTATTATCAGTGAAACATTCTTGGAAAGATATATACAGGGCCCTAGAAATGAGCTTAGGGGCTCTGGAATAATAAGAGGCTGCAATGTGAGCGGCGTATTAATAGATAGTGATGCCATAGGCAATGTTGCAAAATTTACGGTATCGGCGGGTATTGCGATAGTAAACGGAATAAGGTATGAGTTTGAAGGCGTAGAAGATTATATTCAAAGAGTCGCCGGAGGAACCTTTTATGTTGCAATGGACTCAGATGGATGCATAATAACGGGATACGAATCTAGCTCAATATCTCCATTTTCAGATATGAATGTTGCACATTTAGCAAGAGTAAAAGTAGATACACTTGGGTCTGTTCCAAGCATAATAACGATATATGATTTAAGACTTTTTATAGATAATATTGACTATAAAATTATTTCAGACATAACAGTTTCAAACGATACAAGATTTAGTCACTTTGTAGATATAAAAAGCGCCGTTAGATATGCGATGATGTTTGATAAAATGTTTTCCAGTTTTAACGCAACACCATCTATACTCATAAAAGAAGGCACTTATTATATAGATGAGCCAATAATGATACATAAAGATATATCTATAAGCGGGGTTGGTCCGTCAACTATAATAAAGAGAAGTGCTTCTTTTCGATCATTATGTTCACTCTCAAGCGTTAGCGATTATATACCTAATGCATATAAATCATTATTTATAATAGGGCAGTCAGAAGATATAGAGTTAGGCACCTATTCCACTTTAGATTCAAGTAAGATAATTAATGGAGTTACGCTTAAGGACTTTGTGTATGATTGTGGAGGGTCTGTTAGCGGGGTTGCTTCTGTAGTTTCAATTGCACAAAAAGAAGTCGGGACAGAACGGTTTATTTTTAAAAACATAAGTTTCATTGGACCAGAGAATGCTCAAAATGACTCAGTCGGATCAGCATGTGACTTTGAATATATGGTCACCCTCATGAGACAACCGTCCACAACTGATGATTCAAAAATGTTCTCTGACGATGATGTAAAGAATTCAGACGGGAGCAGGAGAATATTTAGAGGCTTGGAGGTGAGTAATTGTAGGTTCAAAAGAATGGGCTGTGGAGCGTCAATAATATGTGTAGGGGGACTTTTAACATACTCTACAATTAGCAATAATATTATAACGGATCTTCCTATAATAACTGGAGACTTAGAAATTCCAACTGATAAATCCTTATCCATTCCCGTCGAGTCATTTGAGCACTGGAGCCGGCCCGGAATCCCTAACTTCAGAACAGATAATTACCCCAGAGACTGGTTCTTCGGAATGATAAGTGCAGGGCATGGGTGGAGGGCAGATACAGAGGATGGTAATAAGTATAGAGTATCGCTCGGAGTTGGATGTTCCGAAACATCAAACACTATAGTCGTTGGAGAGGCCGTTGACAATGTTACAGCCGAACATATTAGCGATACCGTAATATGCTCAGAGTTATTCAGACAAGGCATGATGAATGAGTCAATATACGAGGCAGATAAACTTTTTGGCAGAATTATGGAGAAGTCCAACAAGGAAGCATTGCATGGTTATAGAATGTGGGCAACTCCAATAGTATCCGTAATGAAAAAATCAAAGGTATTTACAAACATTGTTTCATGGATAGCAATACCATGGGCTTATCAAATGGCATATGAAGTTGGAGCAACAGATAAAGGCAATCGATTAGGAAAATTACTAATGGTATTAGGAATTCCAATGTCAAAAGTCGTATATAAATTAAGCTTAGTAAAGAAAAAATTATTTAAAAAAAGAATTCCATTTAAAGATGTTCAGAATTTTTAAGAAAATTGGTATAGAGTAGCTCATGCGCACCATGGTACAATAGTAAGTGCATATAGTTGAGTAATAATAAATTTTTATTTATATAAATATTAATATTCTAACAAGGGTTGTTAATTATGGCTAAATCAAAGGAACAGTCGGCAATAGATGCTATCTACGCTTTAGTAGATAGGGTAGATCTTCTTGATAAGAAAATTGAAATTGTGGACACTAATATAAAACATTTGAATAATAAGGTGTCTCAGCTATTGACATCAAGTAAGCCAATAGCATTACCTTCTGCTAGGGCTTCTGCAGTTGCTGCTACTAGTGTCTCCACAGGATCGGAAAGTGTTGATAAGTTAGTCTTAGGTCCAGTGAAAGTTTTTGGCCGAATTGTTGATAATAATATGGTTCCGATACCAGATGTAGCTATAAGCGTTTATGACAGTAGCAGCGATTTGATAAAAAGCGAGATATCAAATGCTGATGGTTACTGGGAAGTTAGACTTCCCGCTGGAAAGTATGGTGTGGAGTACTCACACTCTAGGTTTAAAACAATAAATAGAACAGTGAATCTTGAGAATGGGATAAAAACTTTTGAGGTTAGGTGATGTTCACTATTAAATTTTTAGCTTCCAAGGGTGATCGAGGTTATGAGGTTAATAAAACTATAAAAAATATAGCAAATTACCTAAAAAACGATTTAAATAGAAGGATAAAGTTTTTATCGGATAACTCCTCAATTGAGATTATTTCTGGTTCTCCTATTGAAAATACTGGAGACATGGTTGTAGAATTGTTAATAAAAAAAAGAATAGTTATTAATAATGATGATTTAAATGATAAGAAAAATTTAGACAGCTGTATATCTGAAATTAAAAACTTTTGTGATCAAGCTTCGAAAATAGAAGATGTTAGTTATATCCCATTACATTTTAGAAAGAAAAGAACCACAAGCTCGAAAGACGAGCTTGGTGACAAGGAAGAGTAATAGAGATGATGGATAATCAAGCATTGCCCGGAGCTGCGGGAAGTGGAGATCACAGGGTTTTCTCAAACTTTTTTTCTGATCATAATATAATTCAAAATGTTGCAATAGTTCAGCCAAAAAATCTTTTAATATCGGCAATGAGAGATATCTTTAGAGCTGATTCTATATTTACATATAGAGATGATAAGTATGGGTATCCTTTGACACCAAACTTAACTGGTATGGACGTTGACTCCGTGCTAACAACAAAAATTTTAATAAGTGATGTTTATCGTTATGAGGTTAAATTTTTTCCAGCTATAGTTGTAAAGTCAAATGGCGGTACATACAAGCCTTTGTCATTCAATCAAAATATGACATTGAAGCATAGGGAAGACATTATTGAGAATAATTACGGCTCTATAAGCAAAATAAAGACCCCGACACACAGAGTGTATGCGGGGATGTGGGAGCTTTCTTTCGACATCATGATATATTCAGAAAGTCATTCCGAATTGGAGGAGCTAACTGAAATTGCAAGTATGGCTCTTCAGTATTCTTTATGGCAAGATCTTAGGGCTAATGGTCTTTTTATAAAATCTTTGTCTATAGGTGCAGAAAATGCGGAGCCTTATGCTAATGATTTTGTTTATAGTCAGAATATTACACTGAGCACGCTTTCTGAGTGGAGGGTTGAGATTCCACTAGATTCTATTATTGAAAAATTAGTTTTCTATTTTGATTCAACCAGGCATCCTGTTCCAGGACAGAAAACTCAAGCAGACGTTGCGGCCTTAAATTACAGTGATATTTTAGAAAAAACACAAATTAAATGAGAATATAATTAAACTACTAATAATAATCAATGAATTGATATTGGAAACTCGGAGGGAACTAAATGGCTAATATACCAGGAATTTCAGGTTATGTACAGCCCGGAGTGTTTGCTAGAGATAGGGTTATATCTAGAGGTGTATCCATTCCTGGCGGACTGCGCATTGTATGTGTATTGGGCGAGGGTCTTAAGGAAGAAACAGTGGTCTCTTCCGCGTTTGGAAGTGGCAAGGATGGTAACATTACTTACAGTCCAACCGGAACTGGCGATGGCAGATTTTTTAAGATTGCAAATGCGCCAGTTGAGTCGGGAAGGACAGAGCTTAGGTTGAATCAGAGCCTATTGTACGGTACAGAGGCGACCGTTGATTCTACAACTGGAAAGTGGGGAGCGTCCGGATTCGATTCAAAATATGATTATAGACTTGATGTTTCGAAGGGTGCTATTGAAATGCAAAAAGCAGCTTTGGCAGACCTAGATGGAAAGCTATATTCAGCAAGCTCTGGAAATACCGGAAATGGAGTAGTAGCTCACCAGGGAACAACATGGGGTGTCGACTCTACAAATCTTATAAACATTTTAGATACGAATGCGATTGCTGAAAATTGGACCGCAAAGTGTGTAGGCACAGTTCGCGATTCGGCCGGAAATGTTGTATCTGGGCAAAGCACCTTTACTGTCAGAGGAGAGGTCACCGGTGTTGTAAGAGACGCAAACGGGGTTCCTTATACGTGGAGTAGCAATACCGGAAGCCAAACGGGTGCAGACGGAGCAATGTCTGGTACTAAAGACCCGGTAGCAGACGGATATTTGGTTGCTACCAACTTTATGGCAGGAATAGGTATGACGAGCGGGGCGGTGACGGAAACCTCTGCGGGTTCTGCTGCAAAAACTGCAACATCAGCTGTAGGTACGACTACTGACACTATATACATTGCTGCATTCGATCTTGTAAAACATGGTCAGGCATTAGCTGGTGATTACATATGGTTTAATGAGTTTTCAGCAACAGACTATGGCGGTTACTCAAATCCAGCTAAAATTAAGTCAATTACGTTTGACAGTGATAATGATAGGTCTGTAATAACCACAGAAGAGGGAGCTCTTGCGGAAACGCAAGCTGATCTTATATGGTTTATTCATGCAACTAATTTGTTTATACAGGGGGATAATAATGGCGATCTACATCATCTAACTGGTGGCAGTATCGAAGTTGCTACGGCTCCAACAAATTCCTTTACTTCTGCGGATGTCGGAAAGACTCTGATTATAAGTAGCGGAGTCAATGAGGGAAGATACACTATAACTGCAGTTACATCATCTAGGCGTTGTAGAGTTCAGAAGTACGGAGATAGTTCCTCTGGATTCCCCGTTGGCCTTGAGTCTATCTACAACGGAATGACTTCTGCTGGTGCTCGTTATCATTCAGACTCAACTGCCTCGTTATCGGATGGGCTACGCGATTCTTCTGGTGCATACCTTGGAATGGGCGTCTCAGCCGCAACGATCCTTTTTAATAGTGCTGGAGCCGGAACTCATGTTGAGATGGGGCTATCCCAGGTGAGTGTAACATATTATCTATTAGATACAAACGGTGTTCTTGAGTTTGCAGTAAAAGAGGGCGCCACGCCATTTGAGGTTGGTGACTTCTTCACGCTAAGGGTTCAGTCAAGAGTGCTTAGAAATGGTGACGAGCTTGAGGCAAGATATATTGCTACTGAAGATCTTAACGATCCTGAATTTTTTACAAGTACTTCAGAATTATTTAAAAAGCATGGCACACCAAGTGCTACAAATACATTAGCTCTCGGAGCTCAAATGGCTTTTGAGAATGGAGCGCCTGGAATTTTGGCTCTTCAGTGTAAGCCTGCAATATCAAGAAGAACAGCAGAGACTCTTCTTGAGGCTGTTGACTCAAATGGAGATGGCGGGATTCAAGTTTCGGTTGGGACAAACGCAGAAAGAGATGATCTTTACTTTCCAATACCAAGACCGAACTCTGGTCTTGGGCTCGGCAAGCCTGATACAGATACAGAGGTTAACATATTTGTAGTCAGAAGCGGAGTTGAGACACAGATATTTCCAAATAAATACGGATTCTATAACACCCAACTTGCCTCTGGAATAGTAAATGAAACAAACACTTCACAGGTGAACTGGATTTCTGATTCAGATAATGCATATTCTTATACTATCGTCAGTACCGGAGTTCAGATCTTAGGAACTGGGTTTAAAGGCGTTTTGACAGGGTCATCGACCGCATCTGTTGCAAATGAAACAAGTACATTTTCAACGACTGAATTCAACTTTGATTCAAGTCATGTTGGAGACATTATTGTACTTCAGTCTATTGAAGTGGAGGACACTTCAGATGGCGAAGGAACAAAGTATACTACAGAATCTGCCATCCAGACTCAAACCGGACTTGATGACCATGAGATGACGATTCACTCGGTGTTGGATGATAATACCGTAGTTGTTTACGGACACGGAACTGGCACGGCTGATGTCTTAACATCGAGCTTTGTCGATGTTAAGTGGTTCTTAAAGAATGAAGCTGACACTACCAATACTGGAGCTGCATTGCTTCTTCACAAAGATTTAGCAACCAGCGGAACCATCAAAGAGGGCGATGGAATCAGGATCTCATACATTGATCAGAAGGATGCTGACCTTTTTGATACAAACTGGTTTAATGCATTCGAAAAGCTTGAAGCTCAAGACTGCCAGATAGTTGTTCCGCTCCCAACTCAGAATAGGTCTAAGATCTTTAGAGCCGCAGTTACACATTGTGAGCAGATGAGCACTATTGCAAACAGAAAGGAAAGGGTAGCTCTAATTGGAGCTCAGCAGGGCGTTACGGTTGCTGCACTTCTTGGAGAGTCTGAAATCGCAGTTGAGGATATTGGAATTATTGAAGGAATTCAGGGAGATACCGCCGCTGAGATCTTGGCCGGAAATGTTGAAGACTTGGTTAACTTTAAGTTAAGCGATAATTACATAAGCAAGAGATGTGTATATTTCTATCCAGACTCTATCGTTAGAAACATTAACGGTACAAATACAAACATTGATGGGTTTTATATAGCGGCAGCAGCTGGAGGTTGGCTATCCGGAACACAAAATGTTGCAATACCTCTAACAAGAAAGGTTCTTACCGGATTTGCACTACTTAGAGATAAGGTGTATAGGCAGATTAGGCTAAATTCTCTTGGAAATGTTGGAGCCACAGTTCTACAGCCGGTAACTGGCGGTGGAAGAGTGCTGGCCGGAAGAACAACTAGTAATACCGGATATGTTGAAGATGAGGAAATTTCAGTAGTTTTCATTAGAGATAGAGTTAAGCAGGTTCTTAGAGATAGTTTGGATGGGTATATAGGGACTGTTGAAAATGAAAACACACAAGGAGTTATAGGCTCTAGGGTTATATCAATTATGTCAGCGTTAGTTAGCCAAGGTCTTGTTACGAATTTTGAAAACATTAAAGTTTCAAGGGATAAGGTAGATCCAAGGCAGTGGAACGTTTTCTTAAGGTTCCAGCCTGCATTCCCAATAAACTACATATTCATAGACATAGAGGTTGGAGTCCTCTAAAATTAGGAGATAAAAATGGCATCATACCCATCAACAGGAAGCATTTTAGACAGCAAGACCAGAACTGGTCTATCAACCCAAGTAATCATTATGGTAAATAATGAGCCAGTTGGCGCTGTGCAGAGCTTTCAAGAGAGTCAGACTAAGCCACTAAGGAGGCTTCAAGAGGTAGGTACAGACGGAATAGTCGAGATTGTTCCTCAGTCCGCAACAACTGTTGATTTAACTATTCAGAGAATAGTATTTGACGGATTAAGCATAACAGAGTCAATGGCTCGTGGATTTAGAAACTTGGCATCACAAAGAATTCCTTTTGATATTATGGTTATAGATAACTATACTGGAACTGGTGATGAGGCGGTTGTTACAACTTACAAGAACTGCTGGTTTGCCTCTATAGGCAAGACATATAGTGCTGGTGATTATATCATAACAGAAAACGCGTCTGTTCAGGCAGAGTTTATGTTTACTACAAGGGGCAACAAGCCCACTGCCGAGAGTCCGGGAACAGGTGGCGCCAGGCAGCTCGCAGGAACTCAGATTGATAATACTGAAAAGGCTGTTGATGCTGGCAAGGGCAGAAGAGGCCCCCTTGACTTCCCGGGACTTATATCTGCAGCGTATAGCTGACACGTAAGAATATAGATAAATCAAAAGACCACCTACTTTGGTGGTCTTTTTTTGTTTTAAAAGCGTATAATGCGTAATAAGGTTAAGTATTTTTATTTAATCATTAGGAGAAAAAAAAATGGCAAGAAGAAAAGCTGACTTTGAAGAGGGCGATGATGACGCTAAAGTTGAAAATGACTTAGGTGTTACAGAAGAATCTAACGATAAACTGTCTGGGTTAAGACAGTTAATATTTCTAGGAAGACAAGAGAGTGTTGTCGATGTAGATGGCGTTAGTTTTAGTATAGCAACTCTTACTAGCGGACAACAAAGAAGCATGATGAAAGATGTTATGACCTTATCTGATGATGAAAGGGTGCCGAGTATGCGGGAGGCTG